TAATTACCTTTTTGTAATAATACCTTCATGCCAAGCTTTAGATTCTTTCTACTGAGTTTTGCTCCTTGGAAGTCAAACTCAGCTTTTCCTTTTGCACCACCAAATGCTTCAATTAAATGGTCAGCACTTGTATCTGCTCGTTTAGCAGCTTTAAGACGTAAGTCACCTAGTTCTTCTTGTTGTTCTACTTGCCTGGGTACTGCTTCAAATTGAGCTTTTTTAGCAGCAGTTTCTGACGGAAGAACCTCTAGCTGACTTGCTATAGTTTCCCCTTCAAGTTCTCTCCTTTTGTCACCTTGCAGTAAGTCTTTACCTCTCTCTTTAATTGCTAATAAAGCAACCCGTGTATCCTCGTCTTTAATTGCTTTTAATTTATCTAAAGATATTCCACCTATTAAAGTACCTAACTCTTTTCGCTTGTTTTCTAATTCTAGGTTTTTAACAGTAAGATCCTCAGTTCTCTTTGCTAATTCCAATGCTTGCCTTTGAGTGTCACGATTGAGCATTTGATTTTGCATTTGATTAGATAATGTTACATTTTGAATTAACTGCTTACCTAGTTCTGTACGCTCAGTTAGTGAAACATCAGGATTATTTAACTGCTCCTTCATTATAGCGTAACGATCAGCTTGCGCAGGATCTTGCTCTGATAGCATATCAAGTAAATTGCTCTGCCCTTTTATGAAAGCTTGATTCTTCTTTTGCTTCTCCTTATTAAGACCATACTGCTCAATCATGCCCCCAATCTGTTGCCCCAAATTGGCAAACATTTGCCCTTGCGCACGCCCGGCTTCAATGATGGGTCGAGTATCGACCCGTGAAAGTGCTGATCCGTAGTTTCCGCTAAAAAATGGTCTTCTTGCCATAATATTATCTCCTTATTTTTGAATCCATCCACATGCGGATTCTTGCTTTTATTCTTGGCTTGTCTGATATAAATTTAGCAAAGCGTTCTCCATACTTTTTGTATAATTTAAAGAACCAAGTTGGTGATTCTGTAAACATCCACATACGGAACATCTTCCATGCTGGATTATGCTCGCCATATACTTCTCTTGCTACCCAGCAGAAAAGTCCTTTGTTACTAAGTAATCCACCTGCTGCTGAACCAAGTCCACCCATAATACCTGCACTCCTGGTTGCATCTGCTGCCTGTTGGGCTGCAAACATGTTAGCTGCATTGGTGGCTTGATTTTGTATGTATCCAAGTCCACTCTCAGGATTCAAATAACTTGGTTGCGAACTAAGTCCATATCCTGCCTGACCAAACACAGACTGTCCGGCTTGCAGACTACCTCCACCTGTGCGTCCAAGTATTGCCTGGAATGGATCGAGTTGTCCTTGATTCTCAAGCTGGGATACTCGTGAAGCTGCGTCTAAATATCCTAGCAAGCCTTGTTGCCTAAGAGATTCTCGCAGTTTCTCGGCATCCATTTGTGATGCCACGTTAAATTGATCTGCACCCATCTTTCTTTGATCATCACTTGTCTGTATGCCTGCTTCTTGTCCAAGTACAGATTGTGCAAAAGCACGATTCTGCATTCTGCGTTGGTTGTCTTCAGCAACCCTTGCCTGTGCTTCTGCGATTGCACCAGATTGGTCAAATGTTCTACCCATCATGGTGGATCTTGCACGTGCAGCCTCGGCAATTTGTCGCTCCTCACGATCTGTGAGTCCTTGTCCAAGTGCTTCTTCTGCATCAGACATCAAGCCTGCTCGTAGGGCATCTGCTTGTACACCTTGTGCTTGTACTTTTGCTGGATCGGAAATGCCTACATCTTTAAGCAAGTTGCCTTTTTGTTCCTCGATTAAATCCTTTGCCCCGGTCAATGCGGATGTAGTACCAGGTTTATAATCCTCCATGATTTGTGCAAATAATGGTTCTAAACGAGCTACATCTTGCAAATCTGCTTCACGCTGGCGTGATAGATTACCACGTTGTATATCTTCTGCCATTGCAGATAGACCCATAAACCTAACATTGCCCTCGGCATCCGTTCGGAATCCTGCTTGGTCGGTTGTGTCTATCTTTTGTACAAATTGCTTGCCCACTTCATCTGCAAGTCCAGCGTCCACATCTGCTTGGGTGGCAGTTTTGGTTTCGTATTGTGTGATGTTTCGTGTGTCACCGAGTAGGTCGATCATACCATCACCTGCACGACCTACGGATTGACCTGGTGTAAATGTTCCTTGTGGTGCTACTATATCATTACCAGACGCATCTTTTTTGTAGATGGGAGTTGCTTTAGTTACTTGTCCTGCTCCTAGTTTTTTTCCTTCTGCAATCGCATCATTCTCATTCTCAAATGAACCAACAGTTTCACCAGTACTTGAGTCAACTAGTGCATATTCATTTACAGTCTCATAAATTTTTTCATTAGCTTGGCGGCCTTGGCCTCGACTACTCATTCCTCTGTATGAACTAGTAGTTATATTTCCACTTGGCTCTCTGTAATAACCCGTATGCCTTTGACTAGTTTTTTCAACTACTTGGTAATTGGCAGCATCAGCAGGTGGTTCTTCATATCCAACAATAATGCGTCCGTCTGGTGCATACTTTTCATCACCACCACTACCAAGCAAAGTTTGCCTAAGTACGTCCGTGTCTGTTTGTGCAGTCTTCTTACGAATTGATTCTTCAAGTGGAAGCAAGGATTCAAGTGACCCTGTACTTGCAAAGTCTCCTGTACCTGTAAGTAATTCTACCTGTGCTTTAAGTGCGTCTGCCATCCCTTCACCATAAGAAGGTTGCGCTGGATAATTAATGTCTGGACTACTTCCCATTGTTATTTCCTCCGAATAATTCTGTTAAAATCATAAAACCTAATTGGTTGTTTTTTCATGTGACGCATCCAACCTACAAATGGAAGTTCATATGGAATGCGGTTTATAAATTCACTTATACCTACCTTACCAATGGCCATATGAACATACCAGGCATTTGGATTTTCCACCTGCCACTGATTCTGTGGATGTTGATCTATATCTATGCGTACTGCCTTACCCATGAGCAATGAGTCAGGTGTTTTAAAGACATAACCATATGTCATATACATGGTAATGTCTTTGAACATATCCATGCCAAGATCCTCGTAAAAACTCTTTGCTTTGGTAAGTATATTCATTCTGCAATTATATACTCCTCTACATCACTTGCACTTACGGCTGCTCCTAAGTTTACTCGCAACCATGCAGATCCATTGTCCACTGCTAAACAAGGGCTTCCACCATCGCCATTTGTACAGTACACTACTTTGCCCGCAGTTCCAGCAGAAGGAAGACTCGCAACCGCAAAGCTTTGAAGCACTACTGTGGTATCCGTCACGCTTGGAACTGAAACTGTTGGCTCGCCCAACTGATTTAAATTTGCAGCCGAAATGTCTACCCCGGTTGCGTATGTAAAACCACGAGTCACTGTACAGGTAATTGCCATTATGCCACCTCTCTTCTTGCATTTGCTCCCACTCCTATTGCTTCCAAAGACAAATGTCTAAAGCTCGGCCTGCCACTTGTGACATTTATTTCTATACTCGCTCCATACCCACGGGTACGACCCGTACCAAAGCGGAAGAGTGCTTCTTCCGTGCCATCTGCGGTATGACTCAAAACTGTTGTACTTGCATCTGGATCGAGCGTGTTGACCTTAATATTGAACGCATCACCATTAATAGTATTTGCACCAACCTGTCCACGCTTCCAACTCTTTACATTAATGTCATTAAAAGTAAAAGATCGTGAAACAAGCTTACCTGCAATTGCAGTTGTGCCGGACTCGGATGTACTTCCTATTTTTCTACCATTATCATCCGTTTGATTTTCTTCCATGAGATAAAAACCTGTATCATTACATGCAAATAATCTGCGTCTTGTAGGTGCAGATCCATGCGAGCAAATCACAAAGTCATCTACATGAAATGCTAGACTACCTGACATTGCTGGATAAGAATCAACGCTTGTCCAGGTTGATGTAAGTAGATTGTATATAAATACTGCGTTAGGTACTGTTGAACTACCTGTGGGTACTGCTAGATAGTATTTATTGTCATACACAATTCCGCATGATTTATCTGCTGCTGCAAAATTGACCTCATTAAATTGATCCTGTATGGGTCTGGTCATGGGTATGGTTTCACCACTTACTTTACTTATAGCTACTCCAAGTCCCTTGGCTGGATCTGTGCCTGGTGACAGGACGATGACCCCATTGTCTGACAGAAAGAATGTTTGTGGGCCAGACTGTGCGATTGATTTACGTGCCACACATCCATGCTGACGGGTAATTTCGTAGGTATTTGCAGCGGATGTAGTCGCTATGTTGTTAATCATGTGAATACTATTACGCATAAAAACGATTAACTGATCTTCTTGGTAGGGAAAAAATCCTACAAGTTTATCTGCACTTCCTCGATTGATTCTAAATTGTGATTCTGAGGTGTTGTAATTATCCGTGTCTAATAGATCGGACATTAAGACTGTATAGTTACTATCTGTTGGTTGTGGGATAATTAAGCGATTCCTAAAGAATATACCAAAGTCTGTGTTTGGACATTGTATGCGTCCTGCTCCTGGACTTCCATTTGCTTTGACTACAAAGTCAGTTGGTGAGCTAAAATCACCATCCCATTCAAGTGGTGTTTTATTTTTACCACGAAATAAAATTAACTTTTCTAGTGACTGCACAAAACTTGCCCCATCTGCATCTGCAACTACTTCACCTCCAGGATAATCAATGTCGATACCAGAGTTGTTTGCATTATTCCATATGATTGCTTTTGTCTTGGTTGCTACCACCACAAACTCTGTGCCTGTTGCCGGGTCACTAAATAAAGTGCTGGCAAACACACGCTCATCCGATCCATTGTAAGTGAGTGTTACACTACCTGCTAAAAAATCTATACCCTTGCGTACTTCTGCAAGGTCACCAACCAAGCGCATGTTCTCGCTTGTCTGTACAAAGCCACCTTCCAAGGTTGTTGATTCTCGGTAACTATCTATACCGCGAAAGCCACGATCCCCGTCTTGAAGGATTTGATCATCGAGTCTGCCTGTCGTTCGATAGCGTGCCATAACTCACTTTTTCTTTGTGTCCTGATATAGTTTTCTTGCCATGTACACAATAGTTATGATACCTGCTATACATCCAAACAAACTGTCTAGATGAGATAGCCCAAAAGTAGCTGCCGTGCCGCTCATGCCCAATATTGCAGTTCGATCAAACATTAGAATAGCCAATCTAATATGATTATACCAACAACAAGTCCTGCAAATATGGTCAGCATTTTAGCTTTGGTTGAAAGTTCCATGAACTTGTCTCTAAGTAATTCAAAGTTTCTCATTTTGTGAAGTTGGTTTGACAGGGAATGGTGCGCGAGTTAAGTGTTTTTCTGCTTCGCTTTTTGAACAGTTTTGAGCAGTTCGTTTAGCTATGAAAATAGGTATACCAAGATAACCACCAAGCAATACTGCTGCTCCAATTAGAATCTTTTTTATATACGATGTAAAACTATCAAAGCCTGTTTGATGCTCACTCATACTGCTCGAAATAAGTGCAGTCACATCACCATGACTTAATGCTTCAATTTTTTCTTCTGCCTCAATGAGAGCATCTTTGTTTTTCCATGCTTCACCTGCAATTGCACCTGCACCTGCACCTAGTGCTGCTGCACCTG